GAGGCGACCGCCCCGGCCACGGTCGACCAAGTGGATGCGCTGCTGCAACGCCTGTCCGACGCCGACCGCGAAACGTTGCTGGCCAAGTGGGGCGTGCTGTGGATCGCGGGCGGTTTGCCTGAAGGGGCGCAAGCCGATCGGGATGCTGCCCTTGAAGCCGCCGCATCCGTAGTGGATCTGGCGCGGTTGCTGGATGAAGTCGGCGCGCGCACCGCTGGTATGACGGGTGGCATTGTCGGCCCCGGTCTGCGGCGCTTCCTTGACGCTGAAGGGGCCGTGATCAGCGAAGATGATCCGGCCACTGTCACCTTGGGCGGCATCACCGCCAGCTCGCCGTTCGGCCTGAGCCGCGCCTTGCTGGATTGGTGCATGGTTGCCACCCGCAAGATCATGGCGGGGGCGGTGTGATGGGATCGCTGTTCGATAGCTACGAAAAGACCATCCGCGAGGTTGGCTTTTTCGCGCTGAAAGCCCTGATGTGGCTGAACGCGCTTGCCTTGCTGTCTGTCTGGACGCGCGAACTGAAGCAGGCGGGAATTTGGGCTGCGACTGCCCCGCACTTTCTGTTTGGCATCATCACGGCCTTCGCGGCCCTATTGGTGACCTATGCTGCAGCGCAGGTTGCGATTTCTGGTCGCCATCTGGCCGCTTCGTGGTTTGTGTTCATGATCGCCACCCCGGCCCTGTCGCTGTTCTTCTTTGCACGCGGCGTCATTCTCACCTTCCCATTGATGGGAGGGCTGTGATGTCAGACGTGACCGCCGCCTACAATGTCACGGCCGACGAGCTGCGCCAGTTCATCGAGCGGGCAGAGCAGCTGGCGTCCGAGAAAAAGAACGTGGCCGAACAGGAGAAAGAGCTGTTCGCCGAGGCCAAAGGCCGGGGCTATGACCCTGCCGTGATGCGTAAGGTGATCGCCCTGCGCAAGCGCAAGCCCGATGACATCGCCGAAGAAGAGGCGGTGATGGAAATGTATAAATCCGCATTGGGGATGCAATGATCGAGGCGCGCCCCTTTGAAGATCTGGCCGCCATGGCCGTTCTGTCGCGCCTCGATGCGGCGGATCAGCTTGAGGCCGAGCTGACGCGGGGCGCGTCTGTCACCACGCTTTCATTGTTCGCCGATTGGCGGGCGATGGAGGCTTACCGGGCGGCGTCGTTCATCGCCCATAGCCGGGGGCGGCCATTCGCCATGTTCGCCCTGGGCCATACCGGGCAGAAGGGCGTGGCATCTGCTGCCTTGCTCGCCTGCGATCATGCCCGCCATCGCCGCGCGCTGGCCGAGCTGGCGTTGACCATCCGCAATGCCATGCCGGATTTCTGCATCGAGCGCGGCATTCACCGCATCGAGGCGCGCGCCTGGGCGGATCATCCCACCGCTTCCACCTTGCTTGCCGCCCTTGGGTTTCACCCCGAATGCGACATGCCTGGATTTGGCCTGACCGGCCAAGTCACCTTCCGCCAGTTCGCCTGGATATCGCCTGTCGTTTCCGCCGATCCTTTCCCCCAGCTATAGGAGCTAACCCCATGTGCATCCCGAAAGCCCCCAAGATCACCCCGTTGCAGGTTGCTGCCTATGACAATCAAGAGGCAACCAACCAATCCGATATCGAGGCCCGCCTGCGCAAGCGCCGCGCCGGTGCCGCCGCCGATGTGCTGACCAGCGCGCGCGGCATCCCCAGTACCGCGACGATGGGTGGGGTGGCAGCATGAGCCTGCTTTCCCCGATTGCCGAGCAGTCGGCAGAATTCGCCGAGGCCGAGCGCCGCTGGTCGGAGCTGAAGGCGGGCCGCAGCCAGCACGAGAAGATGTGGGGCGATATCGCCCGGCTGATGCGCCCGCAACGCGGCGGTTTCAGTTCGGATAACCCTGCCGATCGTGATCTGGAAAAGCCGCTTTCCAGCGCCCCGATCCTTGCACAATCCAACTTCAGCGCCGGGCTGTATGGCACCCTGACCAACCCGGCCAACAAATGGTTTGGCTTCCGCACCAATGACCCGGATCTGAACGCCTGGAAGCCTGCCAAGCTTTGGATGGATCTGGTGACGGATCGGGTGCTGGCCAGCTTCATGCCGCAGATGTCGCCGTTCTATTCGGCGGCCAGTCAGCTGTTCGGCGATCTCGCCAGCTTCGGCAATGCCGTGCAGTATGACGAGCTGGTGACATCCGAGAAGAAAATCATGGATGTCACGATCTCGCTGTCTGAAATCGTTGCCGATATCGACGCCTATGGCCGGGTCTGCGAGATCGTGCGGCGCTTCCGCCTGAAGCCCGCCGCCGCCGTGCGGATGTTCCGGGGCGAGGCTTTGCCCGCCAAGATCATCGACATGGCCGAGAAGGGCGATCAGAGCCAGATCGTGTTTTACCACCATGTTCTGAACAACGAAGATTTTCGCGGCGGCTATCTGGGGCCGAAGGGCAAGCGCTGGCTGTCGCGCTACACCTGCGAGGTCGAGCGGGCGCTGATCCGCACCAAGGGTTATGACGAAATGCCCTTCTTCATGGCCCGCTGGGAGGTCGATACCGGCCACACCTATGGCGTCGGCCCCGGCTTTGTCGCTTTGGCATCGGCCCGCGTGCATAATCGCATGGTCGATGCCACCCTGCGCCGGGCGCAACGCGAGGCCGATCCGACCTTGCTTGCCCCCGATCGGCAGGACTGGCCGTTGAACGGCCGGGTGCGCACTGGCGCCGTGGTCTACGGCGGCTTGAACATGCAGGGCAACCAAATGTTGCGCCCACTGGAACTGGGCAGCGGCTTCAGCCTGACCTTGCAGGAAAAGCAGGGCACGATGGAAGATATCCGCGATGCCTTTCACTACAGCCTGATGAACCTGTCGGGGCGCACCGGCATGACGGCGACCGAAGTGATGGCGATCACCGAAGAGCGCCAGCGCTTGTGGGCGCCGCATCAAGGCCGGGTGCAAGAGGAATACTGCGCGCCCAAGATCAGCCGGCGTTTCAGCATCCTGTGGCGTGCGGGCCAGTTGCCACCGCCGCCGAAGGAAATGCAGGGCGTGGCGCTGGATATTCAGTATCTGTCTGCCGCCGCCGCCGCCCAGCGGTCGGTCGAGGGCAACGCCGCCCTGCGCGTCATCCAGGACATCGCGCCGCTGGTGCAGATCAAGCCGCGTCTGGCAGATCGGATTGACGAGGACGGTCTGATCGAGGTGCTGGCCGATGCCCGTGGCGCGCCGGGTCGTATGTTCCGGTCGCGCGAGGAAGCCGACGCCATTGCCCAGCAGCGCCAGCAAGCCGAACAGGCCGCACAAACCATGCAAATGGCACAGGCAGGCACTGGCATGATGAAGGACATGGCTGGGGCACAGGCACAGATGGCAGCGGCCGAAGCGCAGGGGGCGCAGGGATGATCCGCGTCTGGGACCGCCTTGCCACCGTCTTCAGCATCGGGCTTTTCAGCGATCACAAGGGCGCGGGCGAACTGTCCCGGCGCTGGAACCGCGAAGGGCGGCGTGATCCGGCCTTGATGGCTGATCTGATAAACATGGGCGGGGTGTTGCAGCTGGCCGACACCGCCGCTTTCGACCCAAACCAGCGGCTTGCCTACGAGGCTGGCCGCCGCGATCTGGCTTTGCAACTGCTGGCGATGGCCAAGCTGGATCATACCGAACTCAACAATCTGTTAGGAGACGACCATGAGTGATTTTCTGAAGCGGATGATGCGCCGTCCGGTTTTTGCAGCGATGGGCGACGGTGCCGGGGCAGCTGGTGCCGATGGTGGTGATCAGGCAGCCGCAGCCGCAGCCGCAGCCGCTGCAGCACCGGCATTGACAGCAGCGCAGGCGAAATGGTTTGAAGATGCCGCCTACACGCCCGAGGAAAAAGCGTGGCTGGCTGCCAAGGGTTTGGCAGAGGATGATCCGCTGAAGGCAATGCCCAAGCTGATCAAGGGCCACCGTTCTGCTGAACAGCGCATCGGCAAGGGCCTCGACAGCATCATCGACAAGCCCGCCAAGGATCAAAGCTTTGCCGAATGGTCTGCCGCAAACCGCGCCGCTTTGGGCCTGCCGGATAAGGAAGACGCCTATACCGCTGCGCCGCCCGAGTTCTGGCCGAAAGAGGCCAAGTGGGATGCCACGCTGGAAGCCAACGCGCGCAAGGTAGCGTTCGAAAATGGCGTCTCGCCCGATGCGCACAAGGCCTATGTCAATCTGTTCGCGCAGAAGATGAAGGATATGAACGACGCAGCCGAAGGCGGTATCACAGCCGCCCGCGAAACCATGATGGCCGATCTGCGCCGCGATTTTGGTGACAAAACCGATGCGACAATTACCGAGGCCAAGCAGGCGGCGCAATATTTCGCCGAGAAAGCCGGTCTGGATACGGCGGCAATCGAAAGCATCGGCATGGTGCTGTCGGAAAAGACCGGCGATGCCAACACCATCCGTTTCATGGCCGCTATCCGTGCCGCCATGGGCGAAGACAGCGTTGTTGCCTTGGGACAAGGCAGCCAGCAACTGACCGCAACACCGGCCGACGCGCGGGCCGAGCTGCAAAAGCTGCAAGCACCTGGTGGGGAATATTACGAGGCGACCAAGACGCGCAATCTGCCGGAAATTGAACGGCTGAAGCCCAAGATTGCCCAACTCACCAAGATCGCTGCTGGCAAATAATTCTGCCATATCATGTATTCGAAGGCCCTTTCGTTGCAGAACGCGAGGGCCTTTGCATTATGCAACGACGCTACTTGCAGTTTGCTATGAAATATGCCACACAACATCTTGACGGGTACCCCGGCTTTGGCCGGGTCCAGATGACAGCAGGAAAGCACTGCCACCGAGACGGGTGAGGCCATTGGCCATAGCCGTCAGGACGGGTCCGGTGAACCGGGCACCCCTTCCGAAAACCAGCAACCGCAGTTTTCAATGGAGGGGCATATGCCCATTGCAACGCTCGTAGAGCAACATCACCGCCTTACCTATGCCAACAACGTCGTCATGGTCGCGCAGCAGCTGACCAACCCGCTGAAGGATACCGTCACCTCGATCCGCGCCAGCGGTGAAGCGATGTCCGCCGGCGACATGCTGAACGCCGGCGAATATGTTTACGGCGAAGAACGCAGCCGCACCAACGTCGAAAACCCGCTGGCCGGGTCGCGGCGCTGGCTGATCCGCCCGCAGGAAATCAAGTCTGGCCAATACATCGACGATGAAGACAAGTTCGATATGGCGATGGACCCGACCTCGAATTTTGTCACAGGCCATACCCGCAACGTCATTCGCGGCTGCATGGACCGCATCATGGGCGTGCGTAAGCTCGCTGGTGCCTACAGCGTTGTCGATGGTGGCATCTTGGGCAATGCGATCGAGGGCAAGCGCCCAGGCACCAGTGGCATTGCCTTGCCGGGCAGCCAGATCATCCCCGTGGGTGGCACTGGCCTGACTGTGGACAAGATGCGCACGGCCATCCTGACGCTGAACCAAGCTGATTTTGGCCTTGAGGATGATGATGATCTCTATTGCGCCATCAGCCCGGTGCAAAAAGATAACCTGATCGCCATCGCGCAGGCGTCCACGACCCCGCTCAACGCCTTCAACATCGAGCAGTTGAAGAACGGCAAGCCCACCAGCCTGATGGGGCTGAACTGGATCGTGTCGAACCGGGTGCCGAAGGATGCCGCTGGCAACTCGCTTTGCCCGATCTGGGCCAAAGCCAACATTGTTGAAGGCGTCTGGCAGGACATCGAGGGCGATGTCTGGAACGACACCCATGTCGACAACAAGCCCTATGTCCGGGTTCGCACCCGCCGCGATGTGGTGCGCTTGCAGGACAAAGGCGTCGTCGTGATGACCTGCCTCGGCTGATGTCACTTGCCGTTCGGGAATAACCCCGGACGGCTTTTCCTTTTCGGAACCATAGGAGCCTTTCATGGCCGTTCGTTTGAACAAACCTTCCGATCTGATCACGGACCAACGCTATGATCAGAACCCGCCCGACCCCGCCAAGGCGCGGGGTGTGCTGCATGTGATTGCAGGCACGATGACCAACCTTGCCGATGATGACAGCGGCTCGACCTTCCTGCTGTGCCAGATCCCGGCCAATGCGATCCTCGACAGCAACACCAAGTTTTCGACCGCGACCGCAGGTTATGCCACCATCCGCGTCGGCACCCGCGCCAACCCGACCGCGCTCTATACCGGGGCCAAGGCTGCAATCATCAGCCCGATCGTGATGGGCGATGCCAAACATGGTTTGGCCGCCTGGCAGCAGCTTGGCATGGCCGCTGCCCCGGAAGGCAATGTGATTGACCTGATGTTCACCTCGGCTGCCAACGCTACCGGCGCGGGCACCATGCCGTTCGAAATCTGGTACCGCGACAACAACTGATCTGTCGCCCACCGCTTGCCGGGGGCGCATTTGTGCCTCCGGCCTTTCCATAAGGGTCGATCATGCCCACGCCGATTGCCACTGCCACGATCATCGCCCAGGCCTTCCGCTATATGGAAGTCACGCCGCCATCATCTCTTGATGACGACAGCCCGAAAGCGCGTGACGCAGCTGAGCAATATCCCAATGCCTTGCAGCAATGTCTGGAGGCCGCTGACTGGTCTTTCGCATCCGTGATCATAAATCTGCCAGGTGCAGAAACGCCTGCCACCGTTGCCGCTGATCTGGATTTGCCATATTTCTATAACCTGCCGGGCGATCTGATCAGCATTCGCGAAGTTGGCGATGGCTTGACAGCGTGGCGGCGCGATCGCGAGGGGCTGCGTGCTGATACGTCTGCCCCGCTGCGCCTGCGCTATACCGGGAAAATCACCAATGAAGCGACATTGCCCGCGACTTTCAGGGATGCCGTATCTCTGACCCTTGCCTGTCTGGTGGCCCCGATCTGGTTGACCACAGACAGCAAGTTGCAACGGATTGACGCCCTGCGTGAACGGGCCATGAGCAAGGCCATGCGCCATGATGCCCGTAGTGCCAGCGATGCGCGCTATGATGGCATGGCCGATCAGGGCGACTGGGCCAGCGAGGCCACCCGTTGACCCGTACCAGTCCCCCACAGGTGGCCTTTTCCAGTGGCGAGCTTGACCCGCTGCTGCACCGTCGCTTTGACTATCAGCGGTTTCAAACGGGCCTTGCAAAATGCCAGGGTTTTTTGCCCTTGGCGCAGGGTGGCTTCACGCGTGCTCCCGGTACCCTGCATCGCGGCTATACCAAATCCAATGCAGCGGGCATTCTTGTGCCATTCCAGTTCGCCGCTGATGATGCGCTGACCTTGGAGTTCACCCCCGGCTTTATGCGGGTTTGGCGCTATGGTCAGTTGGTCCTGTCCGCAGGAACGCCTTACACGCTGGTCACTCCCTATGATGCGATGGCGCTGCAAAGCCTGCGCTGGGTGCAATCTGCCGACGTGATCTATCTCTGTGACGGTATCCGACCGATTTACCGGCTTGCCCGCTATGCGCTGGATAACTGGGCATTGACGCCCTGGACGCTGAACACTGGTCCGTTTCGGGTGCAGAACCTTGATAACGCTTTGACAGTGCAGGCCAGTGCAACGACAGGCAGCATCACCCTGACCGCCAGCTCCGCCCTCTTTGCCGCCAACCATATTGGCAGTTTGCTGCGATTGGAGCCGACCGATTATACAAGCATCGCCCTGTTTACGACAAACGAGGCTGTCGCAATCGGCCAGCAGCGGCGCTATGGCGACAATGTTTACGAGCTGACGGCACAAACGCAGCCGACTGTCGGTCAAAATCCGCCCGTCCACAGCGAAGGCGAGGCGCTGACCCAAAACGGCACCAAGTGGAAATTCATCTCTGACAATACCGGGATCGTGCGCATCACCGCCGTCGCGTCGGCCACCAGTGCCACGGCATCTGTGCTGAAAACGGTGCCGAAGGCCTGCGTTGACAGCCCCAGCTATCGTTGGGCTGAAGGGGCTTGGTCGGATCGATATGGCTATCCCAGCGCGCTGGAGCTGTATGATCAGCGACTTGTTGCGGCCGCTACGCCGTCTGAGCCCCGCACCGCTTGGTTTTCCGCGATCGGTGATTTTGCAGATTGGGAAGATGATGGTGCCGCCGCCGATGGTGCATTTTCCTACATCATCGCGGGTGAAGGCAGCATCAACCGCATCGTCAATATCCGGCGCGGTCGCACGGGCCTTCATATCTTTGCTTTGGGTGAAGAGCATTCGACCCGGTCAGAAACCCGCGCGCAGGTGATCGGGCCAACCACTGCCGTCTTTGGGCTTGATGGATCGGTTGGTTCCAGCCCTGCGCGCCCGATCGCCCCCGGCGGTGATCCGATCTTCATCAGCCGTGATCAGCGGCGCGTCGTACAGATCACCTATTCGCTACAGGCTGACGCCAATCAGGGCCGCATCCTGTCGCG